CGTTCTTAAAGAAAAAGGATTTTACACAGGACGAATCGACGGCATAGCAGGACGGCAAACTATAACCGCCCTACAGAAAGCCCTCAATGCAAACGCCCTCTAACCTTCGCTGGCGACACCGACGCAGACTCGTTTACGCAGGATTCTTCCTCGGCGTATTTATGATCCTGTTTGGTTTGGGAACATTCTGGTGGGACAGAGCAGTATCTGTTGAAGCAATCGTTTCAGGAACCGCTATCATTGTAGTGCTGATGACTGCGTACACTGCTGGGGCAACCTACGATGACGCAAAACACATGATGGAGGACTACCATGAATGAAGTATTTGATAAAGGTTTTTGGAGCATGGAGAAGCGTGCATGGTTGTACAGGATTGCGGTTGCTGGAGTCCCGCTGCTTGTTGCGATAGGAACTGTGACCGGGGACATGGCGCAACTTATTCTGAATGTCATTGCTGCTGTGCTCGGTGTTGGTGCGGGCGGGATGGCTTTGAGCAACCTGACCCCTGACAATGTGATTAAGGTTGGGCTTGAGATAGAGAATCCTGAGGAATAAGAAAAGCCCCCTTGCGGGGGCTTTTCTGTTATTGACAGCTATCGCACATTTCAGCCAAAGCCGGGTCGACGGGACATGCGTAGCCGTTTGTTAACTCAAATTCCATTATTTTCTCTTTCTTACGCTAAACTTCTTGGATGGGAACGGACATGAAGATACTATTTTTAGACATCGAAACATCGCCCAACCTGGCGCACGTTTGGGGCCTCTGGCAACAAAACGTGGCGATCAACCAACTGGTTAACTCAACGGAAGTAATTTGTTTCGGCGCTCGTTGGTATGGTCAACGTAAAGTCCATTTTAGCTCAGTCCACCACGACGGCAAAGCCGAAATGCTTAAAGCTATACATGAGCTTTTAGATGAAGCCGATGCTGTCGTGGGGTGGAATTCGGCAGCGTTCGACATGAAACATTTGCGTCGAGAATTCATCGAAAACGACATGCTACCCCCATCACCCAGCAAAGACATTGACCTGATGAAGGTCGCCCGACAACAGTTCAAATTTCCGTCAAACAAACTAGATTATGTGTCACAAAAACTTGGTGTCGGCCAAAAAATAAAACACAGCGGTTTTGAACTGTGGATTAACTGTATGGCTGGGGACGACAAAGCGTGGCGGGAAATGAAAAAATACCAAATCCAAGACGTAAACCTACTCGTGGATTTGTACGAAAAATTCTTGCCATGGATTAAAACCCACCCGCCACACATTTCCGAAGGCTTGTCCTGCACCCACTGTGGTTCAGGTCACTTGCAAGCTCGTGGGCTTTCCAGAACTACCACAGCCGTCTACCAGCGGTACCAATGCCAAGGTTGTGGTAAATGGTTGCGTGAGAATAAAACACTCCTAAGCAGTAAAATTAGACCAGACAACTAGGAGACACCATGAGCATGTTCAACGCTTCAGACATTTCTGACCTGTCGGACAACCCACAGGGCGGGTTTCTGCAAGACGAAAACCCGAAACCGCCAGCAGAAATTGTTGACGACTTTCACACAAACAGTGACGTAGATTCTCGTGCAGAATCACAACACCACACCCTTGGCCCCCAGCCGACACAAGCATCGCCCGGTGACCACACCCACGACGGCGGTGACTCCCGGTTACTGCTTGAAGGAGTTGTATTGTCTGGGTCACGTGATTCGGATGCGTGGCGACTGGCAGTAAATGCTATCCTTGTACGTCTCGGCGCAACAGATCAGACAACGATTTAATGCCTGCTAAGCAGAAAAACTTTACAGCCAATGAGCTGTTACAAATCGCTGTTGCCGAATTGGATCAAAGTATCCACAAACCCAACATTTTGAATTACGGCGAAAAGGATTATCCTGAACAACTTCGATTTCACAAATCTAAAGCACGTGGTCGCTTTATTTCAGGCGGCAACCGCGGCGGCAAAACCGATGCCGAAGTGGTGGAATCTATTTGGTGGGCTACAAACACTCATCCATATCTTGAACGTCCTCCCCACTGGGGTAGTGGACCGCTTCAATTAAGGTTTGTTGTTGTCGATGTTGCTAAGGGTATTGAGCAAATTATTTTGCCGAAAATGAAACGGTGGATTCCCCGTTCGTACCTTGTCGATGGTGATTGGTCAAAAAGTTGGGACGCAACCAACTATATTCTTACGTTTGAAAACGGGTCGACGATTGACTTTGTGACGTGGGGTATGGACATGATGAAACTGGGTGGTGTGCCTCGTCATGCAATTTTCTTTGACGAGGAACCACCACAGCATTTGTTTAACGAGTCTATGATGCGTCTTATTGACTACAACGGGTTTTGGGTGATTGCTGCTACTCCGACGAAGGGTATGGGGTGGACGTATGATTTGTTGTGGGAGCCAGCCCAGGAGGGCAAAATTGAAGACATTGATACGTTTACTTTGTCGGCTGAGCAGAACCCGTACATTGAGGCTGACGATGATGACATGAATTTTTATATGGTGGGTATGGATAAGGAGGAGAGGGAGATTCGTGAAAAGGGTAGTTTTGTGGCCCGTAGTGGTCTTGTGTTTCCTGGTTTTGCTCAAAACATTGAACAGTATTTAGTTGATTTTAACCCGTCTGATGTGCCACCGAACTGGTCTGTTTATGCTTCTGTCGACCATGGTTTGAATAACCCGACAGCATGGTTGTGGCATGCGGTGTCTCCTAAGGGTGACATTGTGACGTTTGCGGAACACTACCAGTCAAATATGGTTGTGTCGGAGCATGCCAATGTGGTGAAGGAACGGGAGAAGTCGTGGGGGCGTAACCCGGAAGATATTGAACGTATGGGGGATCCTGCGATGCGTCAACGCAATGGGGTCACTGGGACTAGCATTATTCAAGAGTATGCGCTTAACGGGGTGTATGTGAACGTTGAGGGTATTCCCCACGATGTGATGGTGGGTATTGAAAAGATGCAAGCGTATTTTCGTATTCGTGGGGATAGTCATTGGGGGCCTGACCGACCTAAGTGGGTTATTTCTCGTAATTGTCCTAACTTTATTCGAGAATTAAAAAAACTTAGATGGGCGACGTACAGTTCCGACAAGATGGCGTATGACACAAATAAGCAGGAAGTTGTGCACAAAAAAGACGACCACGCTTTCGACAGTGCCCGATATTTTGCAACAACTAGACCAGATTTGACACCGTATATTGACAGGTTGGCTACCAAAGACAAGCCAACTACGCTAAGCTATGAGGAGATGTGGTTAAAGTTACGCGAAGACCCCAGTGTCGAATTCGCTGACGACCAACCAGACCCAGAGGACGGCCCTTTGTGGATAACGAAAGTAGATTACGGAGAATACTATGAGCAGCCGGTTTAATGTAGTACAGGCTCCCCCGAGGGAACCAGGCCACTGCTGGATTACCAAAACATCCATTGGCCCTTTTGTTGACACTGGTATTGATTTAAGTATCGACAAAATTGACCGTGGCCGAATCTACATTTCAGTAGATGCTTTACGTGAAATGGCTCAGGTGGCTGGGTTGTTTGACGAAAAAGAACCCGTAACTGTCGAACTAAAGCGCAAGCAATGGTACGACCAAGGTTACAACGATGCAATGAAGGAGATGTCAAATGATGCTGTCAGTCGTTTTATTGAGCACACTAGCCGTAATCTTGTTGGCATTGCTGGTAATACAGCAATGGTGGAACCAGCAAGCAATTTCACGTCTGCTGGAGCAGCAGTCGCAAGTGTTGAAAGCGCAGCAACAGGAACACCAGAAAGCTTTGAAGACGATGGCGGACTTGAATTCGAAGGCGCAAGCGTTGGTAGCGTCGAGCGATCCGTTGGCGTTTCAACAGATTCAAGCGATAACGACCAGTACCGACTATAGTGGATATAGTGACTATGACCCGTCGGACGAGGCAGAAGTCGATAGAATTGTAAAACGCAACCCTAACCTTGGTGCAGGAGAAGACATAGATGGCCGAGAAGCCCGACAGCTATTTGCAGAGATCACTGGGGTCGACCCAGAATTCTACGGTAACTAATTTACCTGAGGACGGGCTTGACCTTGAAAAGTTTCGTGAAACTAAAGAGGGCCAACAGCTTGTAGCGTGGGTGCAGTCTGAGTGGCAGAAAGCTAAGACTGCACGCACGCAAAAGCAGTTGCAGTGGTTTCACAACATGGCCATGTTTTATGGTCACCAGTGGGTAGAGCAGACTCGCGGTAGGTTCCCTGAGGACTACCGCGATAAGCTGTTTACGCCTCGGAAACCGTACTATCATCAGCGGAAGACGATTAACCGTACTCGGTCTTATGTGCGGTGGGAAATGTCGAAACTGTTGTCTTCTTTCCCGACTGCTCAAGCGATTCCTGCATCAAGTGAGGATGAAGACCAGAGGGCTGCGTTTGCTGCTGAGCAGGCGTGGACTTCGATTAGTGAGTCGAAGAAGCTTCGGTATCACATGTCTCGTGCCATGTGGTGGACGATTATTACAGGTAACGGGTTTATCAAAACTCATTGGGACCCGTACTGCAAGGACAAAGTGTCGGGTCAGATGGGTGACATCAAGTTTGGTCATGTCACTCCGTTTCACCTTTTTGTGCCGGATATTCGTGAGCAGGATATTGAAGACCAGCCGTTTGTGATTAACGCTTACACGAAAACGGTGGAGTGGGCTGAATACTATTTCGCTAAAGAGCTTGGCAACATTAAGTTGTCTCCGTCGACTTCTGCTGCGAATCAGATTATTGACGAAGCTTATTTGAACTTGGGGAACAGTAAAGCTCCCGATAGTGTGATTGTTTATGAGACATGGGTGAAGCCTGGGGCACACAAGTTGTTGCCTGAGGGTGGCGTGATTATCACTATTGATGACGTGTTGGTTGCGTTGTACCGTGATGGTTTCCCGTACCAGCATGGCATGTACCCGTTCACTAAGTTTGAGCACATTCCGACAGCTACTTTTTATGCTGATAGTCCGATTGTGGACCTGTCGCAGTTGCAGAAAGAATACAACCAGTTGCGGTCTGAGATTGCTGAGGCTGGGCGTAGGATGGCGAAACCACAGTTGATTGCCCCGATGGGGTCGATTGTGCCGTCTAAGATTACTAACGAACCAGGTTTGGTGATTCAGTACAAGCCGGGTATGGCTGCCCCACAGCCGTTGCCTTTGCAACCGTTGCCCCAGTATTACTTGGACCAACAGGACCGTGTGTTGAATGACTGGATTGACATTTCTGGTGAACGTGAAGTGTCTCGTGGTGACACGCCTCCCGGTGTGACTTCCGGTACTGCTATTTCTTATTTGCAGGAAGCATCCAACCAGTATTTGACTCCCCAGTTCCAAAGCTTGGAGCAGGGTATTGAGAAGATTGCTACGAGCACGATTGAGTTGTTTGTGCAATATGTTGACATTCCTCGTAAGATTCGCACTGTCGGAGCAGATGGGGCGTTCGACACAATGCTTCTCAAGGGTGCTGACGTAGCTTCTGGTACTGACATTCGTGTGGAACCGGGTTCGTCGTTTGCTAAGTCGAAAGCTGCTCAAGAGGCACGTGTGATGGACATGTTTGCTGTAGGCATTATTGACCAGCCGACAGCTTTGAAGATGCTTGAGGTTGGTGGTGTGCAGAAAATTATGGACAGTCTTAGTGTGGCTGAACGTAAGGCACAGCGTGAAAACATCAAGATGAAGATGTTGACTCCTCAAGACATTGAGATGGCCCGTCAGGAAGCCATTGAGGAAATTATGTCGCAGATTCCTCCGGAGGCTATGGAAGACCCGCAGATCATGGATGAGATTCAAAACATGCCTGCACCGTCTTTGATTCCTGTCGATGATTTTGACATGCACGAGATTCACATTGAGACACACAACAAGTTCCGTATGTCACAAGAGTATGAGATTCTGCCTGAAGAAGTTAAAGACCAATTTGCCCAACATGTGGCAGAACATGAGAGAATTATTCAGCAGAAACAACTCATGCAGTTCTTGGAGCAAATTCCGGGGGACGGTTCGGAAGAGGGCGGCGCTCCTTTAGGCGGAGATAGCATGGATGTAACAATTCCGGACCAAGGCATGATGGGTCCGGGAGCAGGAATGGCTCCAAATGGGGCTGTTCCAGACATGACACCCGAACTATAAGGAGTTAAGATGCCCGCGTTTGATATTGTTGCGGACACTCAGCCTCAACAGTTTCCCCGTGTGACTCGTCACATTGGTCGGCCAACTGTTGCCGAGTTGAGGACAGCGCTTCAAACAAAAGATAACGTCACATACACAAACAAGGTTGTCAACGACATGACCTACGATGACTTGGTGTATGCGCTTCAGGTTACCCCTGACCCAATTATCTAAGACTAATAGTCTTCTACACAAAACATAATTAAATACAGTAAGATAGATACCGACAGCTAGGGCCACACTGGGTGGTACGGCGATAAGGAGTATGAAATGGACGAAACTACAGGTACAGAGATTGATGCTTCGACGGAAGCTCCAGAATCTTCAGGGCCGGTAGAGACAGCGGAAGCACCTGCTGAATCTACATCATCAGGGAATCCCGCTTGGGAATCCGTTCGTACAAAACTAGATCCCATCAGCTTTCGAGCTATTGAGGATGAGCTAAAAAACTGGGACAAGCAGGCAGAATCACGTATTTCGTCTCTTAACCAGCAACTCAAGTCCTATTCGGAGTTGGGTTCGCCAGAACAGTTGCAAAACTATGTGGCGATTGCTCAAAAGCTTGACACAGAACCTGAAGTTATTTATCAGGCACTGGGCGAGTTCCTTAAGCAGAATGGTCGGATGCCGCAAACAGAGCAAGAACTCCAGGAGGCGGTTGACGAGCAGGAAGAAGGCCAAGAGGATGTCATTGATCCTCGCTTAGCTCAACTTGAGCAACAGCAGGAACAGATGCGCCAGTTCCTTGAACAACAGGAAATGATGCGTATCCAGCAGGAAGCTGATGCTTCTCTTGAAAATGAGATCGCAGAACTCAAGGCAGCACAGCCTGACTTTACCGAGGACGACATTAAAGAAATTTTGATGAGGGCCGCGTTCCAGCTTCAGTCTGGTAACAAGGCAGTGAAGTTGGCGGATGTTGCGAACGAGTATCTGGAAAAAACAGTTAACCGAATTCGCGCAGTACCGCGCCCAGGAGATTCGGCCCCAAGACTACTTCCAACTTCTGGTGGTGTCCCTGGTGGACAACAGCAGCAGTCGCTTGGGAAGATGTCCCGTGATGATATTCAAAACTTTATTGCGGCTTCTCTCCAGCAGGGTAGGTAAGGGACAGTTCTCCTTAACTATTTGAAAGGAAATATCAATGCCTGCATCTCTTGCAACCATTGAGTCTTACCTCAAGGAGGTGTACCAGGGTCGCATCCGCGAACAGCTCAACGACGAAATCGTTGCTCTGCGTCGTATTACCCGTAGCGGTTCTGGAGTCACCAACGAAACTGGTGGTAAGTATGTTACGTTCCCGATCCACACCCGCCGCAACTCGGGTATTGGTTCGCGTTACGAATCTGAAGCTCTGCCGACTCCTGGTCAGCAGGGCCACGCCGCTGCACGCATCGGGCTGAAATATGCTTACGGTGGTGTGCAGTTGACTGGTCAGGCTATCAGCCTGTCGGACACCGACGCTAAGGCTTTTGCTAAAGCGCTTGACACTGAAATTGAGGGTCTGAAGAACGACCTGAAGAAGGACATGAACCGTCAGGTTTATGGTACTGGTAACGGTGCGATTGCCGTTGTGACTGGTGCTAACACTGGTGCTGTTGTGCCGGTTGCTGACGCTCGTTACTTCCAGATCGGTATGGTGGTTGACACCCAGACTGGTACGACTGTTGACAACACCGGATTGGTTGTTGCTTCTGTTGACCTTACTCCTGGTGCAAACACTGTGACCTTCACTACCACTCCTTCCACCGCTACTGCCGCTGCGGACATTATTGTTCGTAAGGGTTCTGGTGTTGGTACTGGTGGTAACCGTGAAATCACTGGTTTCGCTGCCATCATCGATGACTCGGGCGTGTTGTACAACATTGACCCGTCGACTGAGCCTGAGTGGAAAGCTACTGTTAACTCTAACGGTGGTACTCCTCGCGCCCTGTCGGAAGCGATGATGATCAAGATGGTTGACGACATTCGGATTAAGGGTGGTTCTACCTCTCTGATTCTTCAGTCGCTTGGTGTGCGTCGTGCATACTTCAACCTTCTTTCCCAGTTGCGTCAGACTGTGAACACTCAGGAATTTACTGGTGGGTTCACTGGTCTTGCGTTCACCACTGACCGGGGTGAAATTCCTGTCGTGGCTGACCCTGACGCTCCGATTGGAAAGCAGTGGTTCATCAACGAGGACAACATCACGATGTACCGTGATGAGGACTGGCACTTCCTTGACCGTGATGGGTCAATGTGGAAGCAGGTTCGGGACTCGAACGGTGACTACGACGCATACTACGCTCGTATGGTTGAATACCACGAGCTTGGTACTGACCGTCGTAACAGCCACGGTGTGATTGAGGACCTTATCGAAGCTTAGGCTTCGTTCTCAGTGGCCCGTCCCCTATAATGTTAGGGGGCGGGCCATTACCCTTTGGAGATGCTATGGAATTTCAATACCCGTTCTATGCAACAAGCACAGAGCTTCCTGATGGTTTGTCGTTGGATGATTATCGTCACGAGTTTTACCGCAATAACCGGTACATGGGTATCAACCGTGAATACCAAATTCAGGGTGGTACTGCGGGTACTCAGCCGACGTTTACTGGTGACCCGTTGTTTTCTGGGCATTATGTGATTTTGGGCAACACAATTTATTTTGATGCTCAAATTGATTTTGACAACATTACGTCGTTTGGTACTGGTCAGTATTACATCACTCTTCCGTTCCCTTCTCGATACGGAAAAATGTTTAGAGAGGGTTGTTTACACGACAACGACACGGGAGTGGAGTATCACATTAGTGGTCATGTGGATGCGGGTTCTGACGAGTTGTGGTTGTTTACGACAGATGTTACGGGTCAAAGGGTGAGTGATTTCCCGTTTGAGCAGGGTGAACCTGTCACGTTGACGACAGCGGACAGTTTTCACATTTCGGGAATGTATATTGTTGACGACCAGCCGTAGGAGCAAGCGTGGAAAATAAGTTTCTTTTTTACCAGGCAGCGTCTCAGCTTCCGGATGGTTTGAGTCTTGCCGATTACGAGTACCGTTTTTATGCGGACAATGCTGGCAAGGAAATCCTTACTGTTGAGCTTGAAAACCTTGCCGACGATGACGTTATTGCTTACGACAGTGCGGGAAACAAGTGGGTCAATAAAGCTGGCGGAACTGTCGGACCTGTCGGACCTGTCGGACCTGCTGGTGATTCTGCCTACCAGGTTGCTGTAGACAACGGGTTTGTTGGTGACGAAACCGCTTGGCTGGCTTCCCTTGTTGGGCCTCAGGGTATTCAGGGTATTCAGGGTGTGCCTGGCGAGAAAGGTGACAAAGGAGATAAGGGCGACCAAGGTGACCAGGGTATTCAAGGTATCCAGGGTATCCAAGGTATTCAAGGTGTTCCAGGTGAAAAAGGTGACAAAGGCGACAAAGGTGACCAAGGAGATCCTGGTGTTGTTGCAGCAACTGCGCCTCTCGCATACGACGCTCCCACACAAACAGTTAGTTTGGGGGCAGTAACGTGGGGGCAGTTAGCGGGCATTTAGGCTAAAATTTACATATGTTTAGCACATTAGGACAATCAGCCCAGGTATACAACGCAGAACTTGGTGAATTCGTTAGCGAAGACCACCAACATTTGGCAGAAATACTTAAAGACCTTAAACCCACATACAACCTGGTGTACATCCCTAAGAAAGATCGGGTCACACCAGAAGAGCAACAAAAACCGTGGGCTATTTTGGACAAACCAGATAACCAACGTGAATATATTGTCCGCACTTTGTCTGACGAGGAAATGAAAGAACCGCACAAAATTATTGCGTGGCTGTTCGATGGTGACATTGTGCGTCACGGGGCAGAGAATGTGTTTCGTCGAATCGAGAACGAAGAAAAAGCAAAACAGTTGTTGGAATTTAAAAGACGTGAAGACGAATTAGAAGATATGATTGACTATGCGGACTTCTTGTTTACTGGTGGGCGGGAGAAGAAGCACACGATTAGTCACAATGGAAGGAAGTTTGAGCGATGAGCTACGGCCCGCCCACTAAAACAGTTGGAGACGTTTACAACTATGTGAAACGTGTCTTTGGTGATGAGGCGGGCGTTCAGCTTTCTAATGCTGACATTGTTCGGTGGATTAACGAAGCACAACATGACATCAACATTGTCAACAAAGCGCTGCAAGCAACCGCAACAACTCCTCTTGTGGCCGGTCAGACAGATTACACCCTGTCGGGTATTACTCCAGCAATCTATGAAATCAATAGTCTTTTAATTGATGGTCGCAGGATTGGTAATATCCCGATTGCTCAGGCTGAGGAATCTATTTCTTTGGCAGATCCTGAGGGCAGTGAGAATGGTGCCCCACAGTTTTGGTATGAGTGGGCTAATACGATTAAGTTTTGGCCAAA